TCGCTGGGATGTGTCCACTGGCATCAAAAACAAAGCCGACATGGAAACAGTGATTGCTTTCTTCCGCGCCCGTTTTGGTAAAGCCTATGGTTTTCGCTTTAAGGATTGGTCGGATTATCAGGGTGTGAATCAAAGCCTCGGCACGGGCAATGGCACAAAAACCGCCTTCCAACTGGTGAAGAATTATTTCAGCGGCAGCAACAGCTACAGCCGCGACATCAAAAAGCCTGTCAGCGGCACGGTGAAGATTTACCTAAACTCCATCCTGCAATCGTCTGGCTTCACCATCGACCATACAACAGGGATGGTAACCTTCAGTTCTGCCCCCGCCAACGGGGTGCTGGTGAATGCCGACTTTGATTTTGATGTGCCTGTGCGCTTTGACGCAGATCAGCTGGCTGTCCGCATCGACGGCCCTGGGCAATATCTGTGGGATGCCATTCCTATCGTGGAGATTCGCCTATGAGACCATCTTCTCCATCGTTTGAAAATCATCTGGCAGAGGAAGTGACCACTCTTGCCACCTGCTGGAAGCTCACCCGCGTAGACGGCACGGTGATGGGCTTTACCGATCACACTTCCGATCTGCTGGTGGATGCCGTGACCTATCAGGCTGCTACAGGGTTCAGCCCGTCCTCGGTGGAATCCAAAGATCGCTTCTCTGTCGATAACCTTGATATTACAGGCATCCTTGATTCCGCTGCCATTACCGAAGCCGATATCATGAGTGGCAAATATGACTTTGCCGAGGTGGAGATTTTCCGCGTGAATTATCTCGATATTTCGCAAGGAAAAGTCATCGAGCGTCGTGGCTGGACGGGTGAAGTCAGTATCAAAAGCGGACAGTTCATCGCCGAGGTGCGCGGTCTGACACAAAAGCTGCAGCAAAACATCGTGGAGCTTTATTCGCCCACCTGCCGCGCTGTGCTGGGCGATGCGCGTTGCAAGGTGAACCTGGCCAGCTTCAGTGTCACGGGCGCAGTTTCCACTGTCACCAGCAAGCAGATATTCATTGCCAACAGCTTCACGCAGGCGGCGGGATATTTTACCGCAGGCGAAGTGGAATGGCTGACAGGCACAAACGCCGGCCGCCGCATGGAGATTAAGGAATTCTCCAATAAGCAATTTGTGCTGGTGCTGCCAATGCCCAGCAATATCACGGTGGGCGATACGTTCAAGGCGGTGGCTGGCTGCGATAAAGCCTTCTCCACCTGCTACGGCAAATTTAACAACGCCACCAATTTTCGTGGTGAGCCACATATCCCTGGCATGGATAAACTGCTCGCCACCGCCGCAACCGCTAATGACCTGCAAAAAGCATGAGCATTTCTAACGACATCGTCAATCAGGCTCGCACATGGCTTGGCACTCCGTTTCACCATCAGGCGCGGCTCAAAGGCAAAGGCTGCGATTGCCTTGGGTTGATTGTCGGCGTGGTGGACGAGCTGGGCGTGAAGGACACGCATGGCAAACTGCTCTCCAGCTATGACGAGCTGAACTATTCCAAACAGCCAGACGGCGAATACCTGATTCAGAAATTGCAGGCGGTGCTGAAAGAAGTGCCGAAAGAAGAAGCGCGGGCTGGTGATCTTGCCCTGTTTATCATTGCAAACAACCCGCAACACCTCGCATTTATTACCGATCACGAACACGGGCTGGGCATGATCCACTGTGAAGCCCGAACCCGCAAGGTGGTGGAGCACCGCCTTGATGACGAGTGGAACGACAGATTAATTAAGGTTTTCAGATGGCAAGCATAGTTCTCGCAGCGGCGGCAAGTTCAGCGGCAGGATCGCTGGGTGCTGGCACATTCCTCGCGGCGGTGGCGGGTGGCGTGGGCGGCTATCTCGGCGGCTTCGTTGACCGTTCCATCTTCGGTAGCAAAACACGGATCAATCAGGAAGGAACGCGCCTTACTGATTTGATGGTGCAGGTTTCCACCTATGGGAAAGCTCTGCCGATTGTCTATGGCAGCGGCAGGATTGCTGGCAATGTCATCTGGTCGCGCCCGATTAAGGAAACAGTGACCACCACCACGCAAAGTTCAGGCGGTGGTAAAGGTGGCGGCGGTGGCAGCGTAGAAACAACCACCACCTCCTACACTTACAGCATCAGCTGCGCGGTAGCGATTTGCGAGGGGCCAATTGATAAAATCATTCGTGCATGGGCGGATTCCAAGCAGCTTGACCTCACGCAGGGCAATTACACCTTGTATCTGGGTAATGAAACGCAGCTGCCCGATACGTTCATGGCATCGTTTCACCCTGCAGGGCAAACGCCAGCTTATCGCGGCATGGCATATGTGGTGATTAAGGATTTTCCGCTGGCGGATTATGGCAATCGCATTCCGAACTTTACCTTTGAGGTTCAGCGCACGGTGAAATTGCCTGGTGAGCTTGAGGATAAAATCACGGATATCAGCATCATCCCAGGCGCAGGCGAATATGTGTATGACACGGTGGTGCAAGAGAAAACCAGCGGACAGCAAGATGTGGCTGGCAATTTCGTGCAAGGCGGCAAAGTTACTAAGCTGAATCAGAACAATCTTTCTGCCAAAGCCGATGTGCTGGTGGCGATTGATGATTTGAAAACCACGCTCAAAAATATTGAGTGGGTGTCGATTATCATCAACTGGTTTGCAGATTCAAAAAACCCAGCGGTGGCAGTGATAAAACCTGCCATTGAATATAATGGGCAAGGCGCAAAAGTATCGCCCGATGAATGGGCGGTGGGCAGTTTCACCCGCGCCAACGCGCATCAGGTGCTGACGTTCCCAGACGGAACACCAACCTATGGCGGCACTCCCACCGATAAAAGCATCCTGCGGCTTTGTCAGGAGCTGAAAAACCGTGGGCTGAAAGTGATGCTTTATCCCATGTTGCAGGTGGATACCATAACGCCAGATTCCAAGCCGTGGCGCGGCAGGATTACGCCTACCAGCAGCGCAGATGTAACCGCGTTTTTTACCAGCACTAACGGCTACAATGCCTTCATCAACCATTATGCCAATTTGCAGATTGGTGGCGTTTACCTAAAAAACTACCTCGATGCATTTATGATCGGCTCGGAGATGGTTGGGCTGACACAATATATGAGCAGCCCAGGTGTGTTCCCAGCGGTAACGCAATTCAAAAGCCTCGCTGCTTCTGTAAAATCGGCGGTGGGTGGATCTGTGAAAGTGCTCTATGGCGCCGACTGGAGCGAATACCATTCGGTGAATGGTTGGTATAACCTTGACCCGCTATGGTCGGATACCAACATCGATGCGGTGGCGATTGATTGCTATTTCCCGCTGACCCCTGACTTGCCACAGACGCAGATTGACTATCAGAAAATCTATGACGGGTGGACGCAGGATGAAGGCTGGGATTATTACTTCGCCGATTCCGTGAACCGCACGGGGCTGACCAATTACGGCTCACCCACTTTTGCATGGAAGAACATCAAGCATTGGTGGAACAGCACCCACACTAATCCGAACGCCACCACCACGGCGTGGACAGCAAAAATGAAACCTATCTGGTTTTCTGAGCTGGGCTTTCCTTCGGTAGATGGCTGCTCCAACCAGCCGAACGTGTTTTACGACCCGACTTCGATTGAGAGCTATTTTCCGCGTGCTTCAAAGGGGCGCGTGGATTTCATGGCGCAGCGCACCGCGCTCAATGCCTCCATTGATTATCTGGACGATGAAAATGCGCTCGATACTAATTTCGTCCCGCGCAAATTCATCTGGACGTGGGATGCACGGCCGTTTCCATTCTGGCCTGATCTGCACAGCATCTGGGCTGATTACGGCAACTGGAAAACGGGGCATTGGGTGCAAGGCAAGCTGGGGCTTTCCAACCTTGGGCAGATTGTCACCGAGTTACTGAAAAAGGTAGGCTTGCAGCCGAGCGATTATGACACCACACGCCTGACGGATATTGTGGAAGGCTATGTCATTAATAGCCGCCAGACCGTTCGCGCCTGCCTTGAGCAGTTGGCAACGGCCTATCCGTTTGATTGTGTGGAATCGGATGGGCAGCTTAAATTCGTCAAGCGCGGTGGCATTTCCGCTGCCACACTTGATTATACCGAGCTTGTTCCCAAAGAGGAAAGCAGCAATGACGCGCTGACGATTATCCGCACTCAGGAGCTTGATCTGCCGCGTCAGGTGGATGTGATTTACCTTAATCGCACGGCGGATTACCAATCGGGAACGCAGTCCTCGCAACGGCAAACGGTGAAGGCGGTGGATTATTCCACCATCAATTTGCCGATTGTGCTTTCCGATCAGCAGGCAAAGATCGTGGCGGATGTCACGCTCTATAATGCATGGGTGCAGCGGGTGCAGTATCAATTCGTGCTGCCGCCGAAATATGCACTGCTTGAGCCGACCGATATCATCACGCTGAATAAGGACGGCGCGAGCTATCCCATTCGCCTTACCACTACCAAGCTGATGCGAAACGGCAT